GATGTTAAATAAAAATCTCAAAATAAGTAAAGGATGGTAGATTATGTATTATATATATTGATAGGAGTATTGGCTGGAATTTTCATGGGAATGATAGGAATGGGTGCTGGTATAATAACGGTACCATTATTAATAAATACAGGAATGGGGCTACATAATGCGGTAGGAGCTTCATTATTGATGCAATTATTACCTCAGAGTTTGCCGGGTGTAATATTGTATCATCACAAGGGTTATATAAATTATCGTGATTCTTTGTTGGTAATATTTGGTTCATTATTGGGAATAGGAGTGGGTTCATATTTGGTAGTGAATGAGTATATAAACGAAAGGATGGCTTATAAGATATTAACGGTTATGATGATATTGATAACTTGTGTATTTAGTTACAAGTATTTATGAAATATATGTATTTAAACAAGACTACATATATTTAAGAATATTAATCATCATATTCATATTCTATTATGTTTTCTAAACAAAATATATAGTTTTTTTGATGCCTCCTAAAGAAGTGTCGAAAAAAAATCCAAAACAAACACCCATAAGAATCCAAACATCAGATTTATCAATTAGTGTTTCTCCACCACCAAGTCCTGCCATTAGACCAAGTCCTCCCAGTTTATATCATACAGAGGATTTGATTTCAAATTTGAAATTAAGTGGCAGACGAAATGTTATATTATTGGCCGGATATCCTGGATCGGGAAAATCGAGCATAGTAAAAGAAATAATAAATGAATGTGGTCAACATGTTTTGATATCTGGTGATCATGCAGAAGGTGAAGTAGGACAATATGAATATTTCAGCCACAGTAATTTCGATAGTGTTGCTGGCCTTTTGAAAGAAAAAATATCGGAATGGCCTGATATGTCTATAATTATAGATAAACCGTTTTTGAGTGTCGAAAGAGGTGCTGATAGACCAGAGATATTAGGATGGGCTGAACAGATGCGAATAGCTTTTCCAGATGCAAACATAGTTATATCACTTTTAGATATTCCAATGATTGGTGCCTTTGAATTGATGAAAAAACGATCGAGAACTAATGAAAGTAGGGGATTTATTCCAAAACGTTTGTATAATGGCTACGAAACATTTATAGAAAATACTTATCACAACTCTGATTTTATTCAGAGGGAGATAAAAAATGCAGGATATGAATATATTCCACTACCTGTAAATAAATACGTATTACCCACTATTCTAGGACAAACCGGAGGTAAGAAATCGCGTAAAAAGGTGCGTAGGCGGGTTAAGAAAACCAGACGTCGAAATAAATCTCAATATAAATACAAATAGTGAATGTCAAAAGAAGGAGATTTTTTGACATTACAGTGGATATTTTTAAAGAAAGTAGCGGTATCATTTGTAGTATTTGGAATAGTAATATCGATATTATTAGTGAATGCTTTAGAAAATAATAATAAAACTATGAGTAAGGAAAAGATGGATTCGTATATATTTTTGTATGATGTAGTTGCGTTTTTATTTACATTTGTGTTGTTGTGTATGATATATTACTATGGATTTAGCGACGGTTCACTTCGTGCATTATTTATTTGGTCATTTTTTCTGGTGGCAACACCAATTCCAGAGTCAGGATTATTGGTAACACTTCCATTTAAGCGTTTTTTCGATATGGATATGCCGGTAGTTCAGGTGATATTGAGTATGTTGTGTATGATATTTATGTTTAGTTTAGACAGGAAGTTATACAAGAAATATTTTTTGGGTAAATTATTTGATAAGATTTTGGACAATAAGTATTATTTAATATTTGTGTTATCGATAGTGTCTTCGATAGTAGGTTCAGAGTTGATAGAAAATATAATAGACAATTATGTGAGTGGTATTAAGGTGGAAAATAGTGGTTTGAAGAAAGGTATATTTGTGGGTTTGATAATGATATATTTCGTGTTATTATGGATGTTATTTTCCAAGAAGTAAATATTTAAATAATAATGCGTGTTTCGCGTAAGATATCAAGAATGGTTTGTTTAGAAATTTGTTGTTGAGATTCATCGCCGATGTCAAGATTAAGTTCTGAAATATCCAAATTATGTACATATGATTTGGCAATAATGAATTGTAATAATTGTATGACGGTGTTTTTCTGAAGTCCGTGTTTGACGGGTGTTCCGGTGCAAGGCATAATTTCAGGGTCTAATGCATCAACATCGAATGAAATATGTACAGGTTGGTTATCAATAAATTTTTCTATTTTTTTTAGAACATTATGAGTGTCATGATTACATTCATTCGTTTTTATGACTTGAATATTATTATCTTGTATGATTTTTTGTTCGTATGAGTCGATGCTTCTTATACCAATATATAGTATATTTTGGTATGATAATTTATTAATTAAGAATGGGAAAGGTATGGGGTAAAATGGTTTGTTTAATCCGGTTAAATATGATAGAGACATACCGTGGTAATTTTTAGTATAAGAAGAGTCATATGTGTTAATATCAGGGTGTGCATCGATCCAAATGAATTTACAGTTAGGATATTGTCTGATAGAGGAAGCCCCGGTAGCCATACTACTCGAATGGTCTCCAAGGAAATTGATTCTAGGTTTTTTGTATTTATAGTTGAAGAAATAAATCGAGTTAAGTGATTGAATAAGGTTATGTGCGGGTGGTATTATATTCAAATGCATGTGTTTTTCTAGAAATGGTAATGAAGATTTGAATCCTTTAAATATTTGTCCATATTGATTAGATGAAAAAAATATCATTAATTGTTTGTATATTTGTATTTATTTTTTCATATGTTTTTAAAAAAGATTATTTAAGAAAGTCGAATAAGAGTCGTAAATAATTAGTTTTGTTTTTTATTTTTAATTAAGTCGCCTCTTATAACATTTTTCCAAGGGAAAAATTTGATGAAATCTTTATAAGGTAGTTTATTTTGTTTTTTTGCAAAGGGATCAATATAGCTTTTTTGTATGATAGGTATAATGGGTTTAATTTTTCTGAAAGGATGAAACATATATTATTACATATACTATATGTTTATACTGATTTAAGCACTAAATTTTCAATTTTAGTTTGTGTGACAGTTTCATGTTTTTTCTCACAAGACCGTTTATGGGTGTCGAATGGTCGTCCTTTTTTGAAATATTTATTACAAATGGGACATTGTTCTTGAGATATAATTTCGCTGGAATAGTGTTTTGCGAGGTAGTTTTCTAGAGAAGGAATTTTCAGGTCTTCGGTTTGTGATATTAGTTTTTGTGTCATATCGCGTATGGATTTAATATGATTGACTTTGTGGTTAGCAAATACGGAGAATTCCGAATTTAATTCATCTAGGAGTGTTTTGTCGATATTGACGTGTTCTCCCACAGTTTGTTTTTCGTCAAGAGTGTATTTAAAGTGGTCGATGATATCAACAGCGGTTTTAATTTTATCAGGGTCATATTCGAGATTATGGATATAGATTACAACATTATTATTTTGTATGCCAATTTCGAAGTTATTTTTGTTAGCGATTCCTGACTGTTGTGACATCATAATACCAGAGCAGTTTTGAGTGTCAATATCTCTTAAGAATTTTCTAATTTCGTCTTGTGTGACGTTAGTGTTGTAGTTTTTATTTTCAAATAGAATTTGAGGTTTATTTTTGCGAATCATAATGACGTCGCCGGTTTCTTTTGTGGTTCCAACAGAGTTAATTTCAGCAGAAGGGTATAGTTTAACGAGTATATTGCAGAAAATATTTTCAGATATTTTTCCTTTTGAAGAAGAGTTTTCCATTTTTTTGAGTAGTTCAGAAATGTTATTTTGTAGTGAATTTTGTGATTCCGAATTTTTGTTTGATATTTCTGAAATGGAAGATAGTTTATTGTCGTTATTATTTTTCATATCTTGAATGGTTTTATCTAAGCGTGATTCAGAATTGGATACAATATTATTAATGATGGTTTGAGAGTCGATTAATATTTTTGAGAATTTGCTATCGATATTTTCTATAAAAGAATGCATACTATCTTGATTAATAGATGTTTGTATGAGTTTTTCGGTATCTTTTGATATATCAGTTTGGAATGTTTTAACCAAGCAAGAGATTTCTTTTGATAAAGATTCATTAGATTTTGGTAATAGGTCAGAAATAATAATTTGTGTTTTATCCAACATAGATTCAGAATATTGTTTAATAAGAGGTGAAATTTTCTCGGAGGTATCTGTGGTGGATTTATTTAATAGTAATTTAATATCTTCGATAGATTCTTTTTTGAATTCGAGTAATTTTGTAGTAAATTGGTTTTCGATGGATGAATTAATGAGTTGTATTTGAGAGTTCATGGATTGCATATTTTGTAATAGTTTAGATGCTAATTCGTTGTTTAATGAAGGGTTGGTATGGTTCATCAACATTTCGAGTATTTCCACAAAAACTATATTGGTATTTTCAACGTTAAGTTCTTTATGTTTTTCGAAAAATTCCCATACTTTTTGATTATTAAATTTGATTTCGTATTTCATTTGTAAATAAATATATTATTTAGTAATCTTTATGTTTTTGTAAGAAATTATGTTGCGTTTTAAATAAATTTATTCGATAATATATTTGTTTAATATATATCAGTTTGATGGCGTATAATAATCAAGATCATAACTCAGCTATAGATTTGGGTCAAACATTTCCTAAAAATACACTGGTTAAATTTAAAGGAGAAATTGGAAAAGTGATGGATGTTAATGACGAAAAAATGACAATTAGTTTGGAAAAAACAGGAACTGTTACTCATAACTTGAATGGTAAAAATATTGATTACCTAAAAAATAATTTGGAAAAAAGAGGTGGAGGAAAGAAAACAAGAAGACTTAAGAAAGGTGGGAGGGATTATGGTATTAAAAAATTTTTTTTAGGAGAAACAAAAGAAACAAATGAAATATTAGACCAAGACTTAGAAGGTTTAGCTGAAAGATTTGCAGAAATAAGAAAACAACCAAATTCAGATGAAAAAAAACAACAGATTCTTGACATAAAAATTGAACTACTTAAGATAATTAAAAGAGGAGACAAATATGTTACTGATTGGATTAAAAATTGTAAATGTAAGGATGAACAAGAAATTATTGGAAATAGATCAGATAAAACTGTTGAAATAATAGGTTTTTTAAACAGTAGTATCGGATCTTTGGTTGAAGCGAATATTAAAGGAATGAATGAAAATCAAAAATTAAACCTTAAACAATTAATAGATGAAAAGATACCATTTGACTTTGAAAAGGCAATTCAAGAAACAGAAACGGCGAAAAATACCGCAACAACTTCTACAGGAGGTAAATCAAACCGTACAAAGCGAGGAGGAAAGAAGATTCGCCGAAAGACAAATAAGAGAAAGACAAACAAAAGGAGATCAAGAAAGTAAAAAATTGATACACATTTAATATTAAATTAAATATGTATAATGCATAATTAATGGATATAATAACAAAATTACCTGAAGATATTCAAAGATATATATATGAATTTGACCCAACTTATAAAATAAAATACTCATATTGCATGGTTTCTATTAATATGATGTCAAATGCATTATTGCGTAAGAATAATATTTACGGTGTAATACAACCAACAAAGTATATGTTTGATTTTTATCTTCATATGGAGGAAATATGTCAAAAAAGTTCTTTTGAAAACCGTAGAAACAACGTGTATTTTATAAAAGAATTAAATCATTTTAAGACTGATAATCCTAAACTATGGGGTGATATTACACAACATAACAAGAATATAACACTAAGGAGAAATTATAAAATCTACTTTTAAATAGTTCTCGGAAGGTTCTCAAAACTTTTTAAAAAATATATACTAATATATTACGTAAATATAACACAAAATAATCACATAAATATTTTTCGTTGATTTGAGAACCATTCGAGAACCAAATCACATCATTTCTTAAGATTTTTCTTCGACTTGCGTTTATTTGAACGACGCTTTTTCGATTTACCACCAGGAAAATTTGTTGTCATATGATTGTCGGATGAGCTTGTTATACTAACAACACAATCAAGTTCATTATATTTTCCTTGAGGTATTTTATCTTTAAGATTTTGTAATACTTCACTATGAACCTTTTCATAATCTTGGAGGTTTTTTACTGTTGGAGTCCTGTCTCTTGCATGTTGTGAAACCGAACCTAAAACGTGTCTACATACATATTCCATGTAAGATATTTGAATATTAGTATTAAAATGTTTCAGGTATTTTGTCAAGTAAATCAAAATATCATTGTAAAAATTAAAATCAAAATTGAACAAACTTTTATAATCAAAAGCGTGTCCAATATTTTCTGTCGTAAATAAATTTGGGGCTTCGATAATGGTTTTGTACATCTGGTGATGGACAGGATAATCTATATTTATAGGTGCCGAGTTTAATATCTGTATTCTTTTATCAATCTCTGGAACCAAAAATATATTGTTCATCACTATATACTTTCAGGTATATATACTGGTCATATTATTTCTTTTACAAAAAATATTTTTTACAATAACAATTTATAACGAACCGAATAATATATCACCAAAATATACACCACTAAAAATATAATAAATCCCACATATGAATCTACATATAACAACAATAATGATAACAATAACAAACAGATTACATCAATACCAAATGTCTTCACACTATTCTTCACATATTGTTTGATATCACCTCCAAAAAATAATAACATAAAATATCCTACAGCAAAAAACGTCGGAAATGCTGGCAGAATCGAACACATCACCGTATTCTTCTCCTTGCTAAAATGATATATCAACGTTGCTATTATACCTCCCAACAAAAAATACAACACATACATCACATCTACACTCATTTATATATTTGGAGGAGGATTTATTTCATACCCGTTCATCATCTCTCATTTCCATATACTCTGTATTCTGTGGCTGAAATAAACAAAATATCAATATCAAATTTGCCACCATAAATACACTCGACAAAAATGCCAACACATAAATTATCATATTCTTATCCATTTTACTTCTTTATAATAATTATTTTCTAAATTCATACGCAGAATATAAAATGATTATTTTTGCATATATATATTATACTGGATAATTGCTAACAAACTTAAAAATGTATATAATACTAATTACTGCATAATAATTTGCCGAAATATACATAAAATACTGATTTTTCGCATCAAATTTAAAAAAATATATACTAATATATCCAAGTAAAAATCTGTCCAATTTTTTTATATATTATTTTACACAAATTTTTTTTATGGATTTGAGAACCACTCGAGAACCACAGCAAATTATAAAATGATTATTTTTGCATATATTATACTTGATAATTGCTAACAAACTTAAAAATTCATATTCCACTAATTACTGCATAACTTGCCGAAAAATACTTAAAATACTGATTTTTCGCATCAAATTGATAAAAATTGATTAATCAAAAATAATCAAATTGATAAATCTCTATCAAATTGATTAAATTAGTTATATCAAAAATAATCAAATTGATACAAAAACGTGAAAATCTTCTATTTAGTCGAAATTTTCGTGCTTTTTTTTATCTAAAAACATATAAAATCTGATTACGCAATCTCGGGTTCC